CTATCCCTCCAGCCGCATATCCTGTGCCTGTAACCTCATTAGTTGAGGTATAGGTGGTAGTAGCATCACCTAGATCTGCTAATGCGTTATAAAGGGCTATTTTATATGTATATGGCGTACCTGCATTAAAGTTCTCAAGACCTTTAAGCATGTTAGATTTAAATACTGTACAAGCGGTTTGGGTTATCATGAATTAACTCTAAGTTTAGTCTGGCCATCACGGTATGCATCACCTCTTTCAAGGCCGTCACCAAGACGTTTAAGTTGTTGTACAGCTTCTTGATACTTATCTTCGTAATTCTTAATAACATCTGGCTCTTGTTTTTGGAAGATCATAGCTTCACGCATAGAACCATAAAATAAGACTGGATCATAGTTATCCCCTAGCCATGAAGTTCCAGTTGAATTAGATACCGCATTAACGGTTGCTGTAAAACCAGAACCAGCACCACCTAAGTTTGCTGTAGCGGCACTTAATACATTACTTACCACATAGAACTGACCACCTTCATTTAAAGTCACTGAGCTTACTGCACCAGAAGAGTTTACTACAATAGTAGCTGTAGCTCCAGATCCAGATCCACCAGTTAACGATACATTTTCGTATACGCCAGGAACATATAATGATCCTACTGTTGTTATGGCTATTAATGTGATTTGACCTTGCACAATGGTAGGTGGGTAATAGTAATAATGTAATTCAGCATTATAACTTGCATCAGGTGTTGGCCCTAAAAGAAGGGACAGCTCATTAATAGCGCTGTATTGTGATCCAAACAATGCATAATGCGTTGGCGTTCCTGTATCAGTAGGGCTAGGAAAAGCTTGTCTAATATAGTTTACATCTTTATTTAAAAGATATTCATACGTTCCATCTGCATTAATAACAGCAAAAGAATATGTAGATAACCAATCGTTTGGAAGCGATAAGTATTTATTGCCAGATGTCAAAGTACCAGTTACGTTTTTACGCAACGAAGGTAATTGAACTGAATTATAAATACGCTCTTCAGCTTCTTGAACAAAAGTAGGTATATTAGCTACAAAAAGTTGTTCTGTAGTTTCTGCATAATCTTGTATTGCTTGATACAGTTGAACGTAGTTCATTACTAGCCTTGTTTACCGCTAATCTTACGACCTTTAGTAGCTGCACCATATCCACGCATTTCTTTAACACCGTATGGGTTTACTTCTGCGTAGTTACCTTTGCTAACGCCACCAACAGAAATGTTCATTCTATCTATTCCGTTGCCAGACATAGCTACTGCTTCATGTTCTGTACCGTTTGGATTAGACATAGGTTGTTTATAAACACCAATATCATTACCACCGCCAGAAGGATATTTAAATCCAGTATAAGCACTAGCATCTTTATTCTCTTTAGCGTGACCTAAAGGATAAGCTTCTGCTGGTGTAACTGGAACTTTGCGTTCTTTAGTCATGATTATTTACCTTTTTTTTGATTCATTGCTCTTGCTAAATTGCGTCCAAGTTTCTTCATAGATAATGAAGTTACTGAAGATGCGCCCTTAGAACCTTTGCCAGATTGAATTGCAACAGTAGGTCCTGAATCACCTAGATTTTTGCCTTTAGTTTTACCTTGTTTGGTAATACCGTCAGCTGCTTTACGAAATGCCATTTTGTTTCTCCTAATTAAGTTGTGACAATTGTTACATCGCCTATTATAACATTACTTATAAGGTGGTTAGGCGTTAATAAAGTATCAAATGAACTTGCCCCACCCACTGGATTCCAACCCCATTCAATCTGACGGCTACCATCTTGAGGATAACCATTATCTTGAATATTGAAAGAATTGTTTTGTCCAGTTTGTAAGCCTGTATTACCAGATACCTGATAAGACACATCTGGTCTTGGTTCACGTACCGCTTGTGGATCATTCACAGGATACATACCAAGTAATAATTGTGGCTGATCTGGTTCCCAGCATTCTGGGCAAACTTTAACACTTATTTGCTTTGTTTTAAGTATAAGCTTTCTTAATTCTTTTAACTTATAGCGTTGACCACATCGGTCACATTCGGCAATTGAGTGTTTACCACTTGAATACTTGGTAGCCATGATTACCTTATATAAGACATATTTCTAGGCACAAATCTAATCGGTGCCTTTTCTCTGTCCTCTTGAGATGCTAGATCCCATTGTTTTTCATAATCTGATTGTAAGAATGCTACTCTGTTTGGATCTACTGCAGGTGATTTAACAGATAAGTAATAAGCTAATCCAGCTACCATGCATGGTAAGAATCTAAATGGAATGTCATTTACAGTAACGCCAGTACCAGCATCCTGCACTCTACGCATTCTCCAATAAACAAATACATATTGATTGCCAGGTGAGTTAGGCGTTGGCCATACATTAACGCTTGGCAAGTTTTGTATTGTAATATAATTTCTTGGGCTTGTAGTTGCTACATGAGCTGCTGCAGTTGTGTTGTTTTGACCACGAGCACAGTTTAATAATTGATTATTAGCGTTATCTACATTTGGATAGTAGATAGTTTCGTTATCAATTTTAATAAATCCAGCTGATGCAATATTAGATACATCACTTAATGTAATGGTGGTATCTGTAGCACTAATAGAAGCAGATAAATACACAGTGCTTTCATTAGACATACCAGACTGTCTATTGATCCATACTTGGATAGGACGGCCTGTAGCTAGCTTATTTGGAATCGTAGAATATGTATCTTCTGATATACGATTAATATTAATATCTTGTTGATTAGGTCCACCGTTACCAGTACGAGTAATCATACTTAATAGGTCAATAGTATCGACTGGAAGAGCATAAGTAGTCTGCCCTGTAGCCATGGTTATTTGGCCTTCTTCAATAGTCCAAAGGTTAATACCACGATTAGCCCACTCAATCGTTAATAGATTAAGGCTTCGTCTAGCGGTTCTAAAGTCATATCCAGTTCTTAATTCTAATCCACAACGTTCAAATGCCTCCTCAATGAGGTCATTCATGTTTAGATTAAATAAACTGGTTCCTGTAGTTTCAGCCATTGTTTACCTATTTTTGCAAAATACGCAAATTTTTAAGCTTTTTGATAATTTTTTGCACAAATTTCTTAATCATATGTACCCCTATTTCTTAGCTGTTTTAGCAGCTTGTTTGAATTGTTTTGCTGTAGGTGCGCCTTTAGAGCCAGGCTTACGCATCTTTTCACCAGAACCTTGAGCTATACGTGCCTTCTTAGCGTGAATATTGGCATAGAGGCCGACCTTGCCACCTTTAGCATATTGAGTAAAGTCCGTATTATCTCTACGGGCTTTCTTTTTACCCTTAGGCATTTTAGATGGGGCAATATCACCCATACCACGAGAGGCTCTCATTATGCTCTTGTCTTTCCACGAATAGCACAACCATCAGCACGTTTAGAAGCTGAAGATACTTTGCCGCCATGTTTATAATTATCATCAAACTTTTTAACTTCTTTGCTTGGAGAGTATCCTTTTAATCCTTCTAATAAACCTTTTTTAATATCAGGCGTTTCTTTAGGAGGCATACCGTCAATAAACTTAGGAGCTGACTTAGGATCTTTCTTTGCATTTTCCCAAGCTTTGTCGTAATCTGCTTGTGTTGGGGCTTTATCTTTATCGGCCATGATTAAATGATCCTGCCTTTAGATTTACCTTTAACAGCAATACCATTAGCTTTTGCTAATTGAGATGCTTTACCACCAGAAGCGTAGCATTTACCACCTGATTTAAGTGATAACTTAGTACCTTTACCGCCTTTGTGTTCTTGCATGTCATGTTGCTTCATAGCTTTTTTAATCATTGCTTTATCTTGCGCTTTATCTGATTTCATAGTTTCTCCACCTTTTTTCATTGTTGGCATTGCTGGTGCAGCAGCCATAGCAGCCATTGGATTGACAGCTGGTCTAGCTACTGCTGGGTTTACAGCTAGTGCTGGGCGCTTCATTGCACGTCCCATCATCATAGCCATTCTTGGGTTTGTTGATTTCTTTTTCATAATTTGTCCTTAGTTACATTTCCAACGTTTTAAAGAAGCTGCTTTACGAGTAGGTCTGCCTTTTTCATCTTTCATAGGTCCAGGCATTCCAGACATTCTTGCACAGAAAGATCTTTTACGAGCACCACCTTGTGGTTGTGGAGCTTTTAAATTAGATCCTGTAGCAGCGTTATATTTAGCACGGCCTTTAGCAGTTAATCCAGCACCTTTAGACACTGGTAACTTCTCACCACGTCCAACAGCTAATGATACGCCACCTTTTTTAAACTTCTTACCTTTGTCAGCTTCTGCAAAGTCTTTACCTACTGATTGAGGTATTCCAACCTTTTTAGCAAACTTAGGATTATGAGCTACTGCTGTCATAAGTTTATGTTGAGCTTTAGATTTGCTTGGCATTATTTACCTAACCAGTGAGTTACCATCCAGCTAATAACACCTGAAAGAACAGTAGCGATAGCAATAAATACTTTCCAACCGCCTTTAATTTCTTCTAACGTCTTTTCAATATTATCAAGACGTTTTTTTAAATGTTCCATATCCTCCATAAGAGTATCCACATCAGATTGTATATGTTTAATTTCTACACCGTGTTCTATAACTTCACGTTCTGCGCTCATATATTATCCGTAATATATTTGAGTAGCTTCTACATTAACCATATAAGCATAAACGCCATTAAGTACACGTACGCCTTCGCCTGGAATAATAGGAGCATTGTTGTATGTATCGCCTGCAGAAACATTATAAGTTAATAACCATTTTGTAGAATACACTGCTGCTGGAGTAGCTGTAATTGTTCCAGTATTGATATCAGTTAAAGTAAAAGTATCAGCGCCTGTTCTAGTAATTGTGTAATTACCGTCTGTAGCTGCACCACCTGTGCCTGATTCAAAATGAATGCCAATAACGTCTCCTGTATTTAATCCATGAGCTACTTTAGTTACAGTTACAGTTGTACCTGAACGACCATAAGTAACGCTAGATGAAACTGGCGTTGTTAATGTATCAAATAAAACTACAAATCCAGCCGTAGCTGTACCTACATATGATACACCTTTAATACGTGTTGCAAATTTTACTAAGTAACCGCTTTGGTCAATGTGGCCTTGTTTTACATCATATTGCATACCCATAATTAATCTCCTTAAATTATAAACAAAGGGGAGAAGTCTCCCCCTAGATTAATTATTGTGTGTTATATGTTGCACGATCATCAGATTGAGCGTATTGGAATGTAACAAAACCTGTACCAGCTGTTGGTTGGCCTACTGATGTTATTGTAACAACAAGAGCTGAAGAAGCTTGTTGGCTGTTAGCTGCTGCAACATCAACTGGTGTTGATTGCATATTAGTTAACTGTGCTG